AAAGGAAAGAGAGGGGCACTTGATGCAGACAATCAAGGCACATCTACTTTCATTTCACCACAAACATTTTATGGAGATGGAGTATAATGGGTAAGTACGCGTCAGGTAAATATGCATTAGCAATTTCTGATAGATCAGGAATGGCGTTTCCATATGATGAAATGGTTAGAGAATGGAATGGTTCTTTAGTTCATTTTTCAGAGTTTGAAGCAAAGCAACCACAATTAGAACCAAAACCAGTTGGTTCTGATCCACAAGCTTTATATAATCCAAGACCACAACCAGAATCAAAACAAAGTTTAATTCTTTTAAACAACAATCCTTTTACAAGTGTAATCTCTGGCGGAACTACTTATGTAAATGTTTTTTCAGAAAATCATCAAAGAGCAGCAGGTTCTACAGTAAGATTTAGGGGACCACCACAAGTTATTTCTGCAGGTTCGGGAGGACAAGATGGAAAAAATTTACAAGCTTTTGCAAACATACCTACATTTGATAATGTTAGTGATTTAAATAATGCATCTGGTTTTACAATCGCATTAGGACAAATTAATTCTGCAGGAGTTGTTACGGGTGCAACAACATCTGATCCTTTAACCAATCCAATAAATTATTTTTATATAATTAGTACTAGCAACGCTACATCTGGTGGTGTATCAGGTGGTGGAGCAAACTGTTCTGCTGGCCCAGTAACATTAGGAGTCGTAAACGCATAATGGCATACACTTTAGACAATTTAAGAACCGATATTAGAAACTATACAGAAGTAGGCAGTAATGTTTTGTCTGACACTGTGTTAGAGAGAATAATTAAAAATGCAGAATTAAAAATACATAGAGCAATAGATACAGATCAAAGTGTATTTTATGCAACATCTAATTTAATTATTGGTAATAGATATGTAACTATACCGGCTGATTTAAGATTTATTAGATATGTTCAACTTACAAATTCTGATAATGAACAGTTTTATTTGGAACAAAGAGACACTAGTTTTATTGCAGAATATTACTCTACACCTGGGACTTCAGCTGTAGATATCCCTAAATACTATGCAAACTGGGATGAAGAATTCTGGGTGGTAGCTCCAACCCCTGACAGAACCTACGAAATTACATTAGCTTATGACAAAGAGCCACCAACAATTACAACAGATACAACTGGCACTTATTTGTCAAATAAATATTCAGATCTTTTATTAAATGCCTGCTTGGTAAATGCATATGGGTACTTGAAAGGACCGCAGGATATGTTACAATACTACCAAGCTGCTTATAATGAAGCTTTAGAATCGTATGCTCTCGAGCAAATCGGGAACAGACGCAGAGACGAATATCAAGATGGTGAAGTTCGGGCTCAACTTAACGTCAAACCACCATCAAGTTATGGAAAATAAATAGGAGAAAACAAAAATGGCAAACGTAGTACCTTACTCATTCGCACAAGAATTGTTAAAAGGAACACATAACTTCACAAGTAACACTATAAAATTTGCTTTGTATGAAGCTGGATCAGGAGCACCTTACGCAGTAGGAGACACTGCTTATAGTTCAGGAGTAGCTAATCAAGTTGGAACTTCTGGAACTGGTTATTCAACTGGTGGAAATACTTTGAATAACCCTGTTGTTGCAAATCAAACAAATGTTGCAACTTTGACTTTTGATCAAACACAGTGGACGTCAGCAACTTTTGGTGCAGCTTATGGAGTTATATATAATAATTCATCGTCTGATAAGTTAGTCGTTGTTCTAGATTTTGGTGGAACTAAATCTTGTTCGAACGGAACATTTACAATAACGTTCCCAAGTACAAGTTCAAGTGGACCTGGTGCAGCTGGAACAAATTCGCTTATTAGTATAAGTTCGTAATAGGAGAATAAAATGGCTTTGGTTATAAATGACAGAGTAAAAGAAAACAGTACAACATCTGGTACAGGTAATATTACACTCGCGGGTGTTGCATCTGGACAAGGTAATGTAACTTTTAATAATGGTATCGGAACAGGTAACACGACTTACTATTGTATTTTTGAACAAGGCACAAACACGTTTGAAATAGGTTTAGGAACTTTATCGGGTTCTACGACTTTGGAGAGAACAACAGTTATTAATAACTCTTCAGGTAACACATCTAAAATAAGTTTTACAGGCGGAACATTAGATGTATTTGTAACAATGCCTGCAGCAAAAACGGTTTACTTAGACTCAACAGGTACACCAGTAGGAGCGGCTTCAGCAGGTTTTGCACTTGCTATGGCTGTTGCATTATAAAGGAATAAATTATGGCACAAGATTTTAGAAACAATTTACAAAGAAACGTTGGGACATCAGAAGTTACTTTAGTAACAGGCGGCGATTATGATGCAGTCATTGGAATTAGATGTTGTAATGTTCTTACCTCTACTATTGAAGTAGATGTATTTATCGAAAATAGTAGTAATGATCATTTTATTGCAAAAGGGGTGGTTGTTCCACCAAACTCTGCAATTGAATTGATTCAAGGTGGAGCAAAAATTGTTTTAGAAAATGGTGATGTATTAAAAGCTAAAAGTAATACTGCTTCTAGTTTAGATATTGTCACTTCATTTATAGATAGTATTAGTACGTAAGGAGTAATATGACGGCAATAGTAAATGGTGTTCAATACATTGGAGGTCAAACATCTCCAGATGAATTTATAAAAAATCAAGCGTCAACGATTGACGGAACTCAAACAATAGATAGTGCAGTTCTTGCAGGACCTATTACGATTCCTGCAACAATAACAGTAACAGGAACTTTAGTAATAGTGTAATGTCAAAGATAGAAGTAGATGCAATAGATAAACAAAGTGGTTCAACTTTAACTTTAGGTGGATCTGGCACGGCTGTAACTTTAGCGTGTGGTGCCACTCAATCGGGTTTTGGTAGAACAGGGACTGTTGATTGGCAAACAGGTTCAATCAAAACAACTACATTTACAGCTGCAAACGGCGAAGGTTATTTTGTAGACACATCAAGCGGCGGTGTAACTTGTAATTTACCAGCAGGATCAGCTGGAGCAATTGTTGCTTTTGCAGATTATACTAGAACTTTTGGAACTAATGCTCTTACAGTAACACCAAACGGATCAGAAAAAATTGGTGGAGTTGCAGCGTCTATGATATTAGAAGTAAATGGTGAAGCAGCTACATTAGTTTATGTAGATGGAACAGAGGGTTGGATTAACGTTCAACAAACTGAAACTTCAAATACAGGAAATCCTTTTTTAGTTGCAAGTGGAGGTACAACAACTACTTGTGGCAATTGCAAAATTCATACCTTTACAGGACCAGGAACTTTTACGGTTTCACAGGTTTCATCAAATTGTGCAGCAGAAAATATAGTTTCATATTTAATCGTTGGTGGCGGCGGTGGCGGTGGATCGGGATGTAATCAATCAAATGGTGGTGGTGGAGCTGGAGGATTTAGAGAATTAAAATCTCCAACAACTCCATACACAGCAAGTCCTTTAGATGGTTACCCAAATGCACCTAACAGAGTTACAGTAACAGCACAAGCATATTCAATAGTAGTAGGTGGTGGAGGAAACGGTGGAGTAAATCCTGCTGGTGGTGGAGCTCCTCCTACAGCTGCTACACAAGGAGCAGATTCAAGTTTTGGAGGTATCTCTGGAGCAGGTGGTGGTAAAGGAGCTGATGGTGGAACGTGTTATGGTTTTTCAGGTGGTTCAGGAAGTGGTGGAGGTCAAGGACCTTTTACAGGAACAGGATCTTATTATAACGGACCAGGATGTGCCGGAGCAGGTAATACTCCTCCAGTTACTCCTTCTCAAGGTAATCCAGGTGGAACAGGGTATACAATATATAATACTCCTCCAAGCAATACTAATATTGTAGGCGGTGGAGGAGGTGGAGCAACAGCAGCTGGAACAGACGGATCAAGTTCTTTACCCTCTGTAGCACCTGGTGGAGCTGGAGCTACAACGAATATTACAGGCTCACCAGTAGCTTATGCTGGAGGCGGCGGTGGCGGTTCTTTAAGACAAGGACCTTTAGGACCTTCTTTTCCAGTTGGTGGAGCTGGTGGAGCTGGTGGCGGCGGAACTGGTGGCCAATGTGGTGATGGTGGTGGAGCTGTTGCAACAGCTGGAACAGCTAACACTGGTGGTGGAGGTGGAGGAAGTGGAAATGCACCTGGTCCTGGCGGTGCTGCTGGTGGTGGAGGAAGTGGAATTGTGGTAATAAGATATAAATTTAAATAATTATGACAAGTACAATTAAAGTAAACAACGTTCAAAACCAATGTGGTCAAAACATTATTAACGAGAATAGTAATACAATTACTATTGGCGCTAGTGGTGATACAATTGCTTTAGCATCAGGCGCATCACAATCAGGTTTTGGTAGAACAGGAACGGTTGATTGGCAGACATCGATTAAAACAGCAGCTAGTTTTACTGCTGTAAATGGTGAAGGATATTTTGTAGATACATCAAGTAATGCCGTAACTGCAAACTTACCCGCAGGTGTTGTTGGAGCAATTGTAGCTTTTAAAGACTATGCACAAAATTTTGATACAAATTCTTTAACTGTTTCCGCAAATGGTTCAGAAAAAATAGAAGGACAAACTTTTGATTTAATTTTAGATCAAGAAGGACAAGGTGTTACTTTAGTTTATGGTGATGCTACAAAAGGTTGGCAAGCTGTTAATAGTAATGAAATTGCAAATACACAAAAATTTGTAACAGCAACAGGTGGTAATGCTGTTCTAACTTGTTCAGATTTTAAAATTCATGTATTTACAGGTCCAGGTACTTTTTGTGTTTCTTGTGCAGGAAATCCTACTGGATCAACAACAGTAGATTATATGGTAGTAGCAGGTGGTGGTGGAGGTGGAGGTCATAGTTCTGCTGGTGGTGGTGGTGGCGGAGGATTTAGAGAATCTCCAGGAGCAGCGTCAGGTTGTTATACTGCGTCTCCTTTCTC